CCCGCGAGACTTTAATTCTGCCGTAATCCGACAAGTAAACCTCAAAGACCCAGAGGGACTCCGTCGTATTTTTGCGGGAGCACTAAGGTCTGGATCTACTGCCGATCTATCTGATGCTGCTATCGACGAGTTGGCACGAAGAGTAATCGAAGCAGGTAGTAAAACTAATTACAGAACTGGCAGGATGGGGAATACTAAAGCATGGCTTGCTCTAAAGGATCAACTCAAAAAGGACCTAGTTGACGACGGTCTGATTGACGAAAAACAATTCGATGACTTTATGGAAGTAATTGCCCCTATCCAAAACACAAAGTCGATTGTTCGGGGAGGCAAGTCTAGGCTAACTATTGATGAAAACTATGTTGATCCCGAAAGCGGCCTACAGTTTTCTGATTTCCTAAACAACGATCTCGACGATCTTATGAACCGTTCGGTAAAGGCCAATAGGGGTGCGGGCTACTGGACAAAGATGGTCGATAATCTTGTCGAGGAAGTCGATGTCCCCCAGCCCTCTGGGAAGGTTGCGAGTGTAAAAACTACCGCACCTACTGGGTATACTCTAGAAGAAGTAATTACATACCTAGAACGGCAAGGTCCCTTGTCCTATACTGAGAAGCAGGCAATTCAACAGCACTACAGGAGTATGCTTGGCATAGCCCAAATTACTGGAGGCGAAGGGGCTCAGGCGTTGAACGCAACACTGAGGGCCGGTCAAGACATTGCGTTTGTCACGAACATGGCTGACGCCGGTTTTACCAACTCAGTAGAACTGGCTAACGCGGTTGCTACCAATGGGTTTATTGCTATTGAAGCGTTTATGGGAGGAGTAATCCCTAGTCTCCGCAGGGCCGTTGAGGCACGACTTACCGGTGCCGCAAGGTTTGACGACGCTACCATGGATGTGCTGGAAGAACTAACTACAGTTGGTACTATTCAGTACAGGGGTGTTGTCCGTAACCGGATGGAAGACGGGATGGACTTTGCGGGCGGGGGACAAGCCCAGTCTACAAGTCTAGCCCTCCAGAGAACCCTTACGGAAGGCCGAGGAATTAGAGAAAGGCTTGACCCCACTAACCCCATGACTGCGAGCAGGCTAAGGAACGCCTATACTCAGGCGATGGGGGCTCTAAGGAGCGCAACTTATAATTACCCCACAGGAATTGGCCCTATTGATTCCCTTACTAGAAGGGCGGCTGGACTGTCTTCTCTTCAGCGTTTTATCAGTGTAATGTTTAAAATCGATAAAGCGGGGGGCATTGGAGTATTCAAAGAAGGCCACTTGAACCATGCGGTTTCTAGGCTTAAGGATCTTGGTTTAGCGGATGAAGATATTACAAAGATTATTGCTAAACTAAAAGAACCGGGTGTGTTGATTACAAAAAGAAACTATAGGTTCAAAAAGAAATACCTAGTGGCTAACCCCGAAAAGTGGGAACTAAGCCCTGAACTAGAGTTGTTTGCTCTTGCCATTCAAAGAGAGTGTGACCGATTAGTCCAAAGGCCCTCAGTTTCTTCAGTTCCTTGGATTATGAATAATCCTGTAGGACACACTATTATGCAGTTTAGGACCTTTGGTCTTTCTGCGATTGCTCAACAGACGAAATACGGAATTAGAAGACACGACAGAATTGTCGTAAGTCAGTTTGTTGGGCTTGCTATGGCTACAACTCTTTTGGTATACGCAAAGGCTATTAAGAAAACACTGGGCTGGAACGAAGACGAAAGAAAAGAATACCTCGATCATGCCCTTGCTCCAGAAAACCTTGCTGCCCGAGTAGCCCAGCAGCACGCTTTTACTCAGATGTTTACCCCGTTTATTGACCCTGTTGGGGAAATGATATTCGACAACTACCCTGAAGAGGGACTTTTCGGAAGCGGCCATAGATACAGCAGTGTTGGCGGGGCAGTTCTAGATACAATACCTATTGTCGATACGTTTAATACGGGAATAGATTTGTTTGACGAATGGGTTATGGACCCGTTAAGGGGAGATTATAAAGGCGTAACTCAACGAGACTTAAAGAAACTAAAAAGAATGGGACCTCTAAACACAGCGTTTCCCCTTGATAACATTGCTAATATTTCTATTCAAAACTCAGGACTCCCAGCAAGAGATTAAACCATGGCAGATTCATTTCAACTATTTACAGGCGCAGGATCGTTTAGTTTTACAAAACCTTTCCTCCGAACTAGCGACGTTAAGGTAGAAGTAAACGGAACTCTAAAGTCATCTGGAGTAACGGTAACCCCCGTTGGTTCGTACCCTTATTCCCAAGCCACTGTCGAACTTTCCCCCAATACAAGTTCAGGGGACAAAGTAAAGATTTATCGGGACACCGATGTCTCCGGGGTAATGTACAAGGACTTTGCCGACGGTTCTGTCCTCAAGGCACTTGACCTCGACGACATCCAGCGGTACCTCTTGTTCGTCTCTCAGGAGAAGGCAGAGTCTACCAAGGACTACGAGGGTGCTTTGCCCATGGGGGGTATCCGTCAGATTGTCTCCAGTACGCAACAAGATGATGCAGAAATGGCGACTTCTACTAGCACCGGCAACTACATTAAGAGTTCCTGCCAGATTGTGGCCACACCCAAGGCTTGGTCTTCTACTTGGTTGATTATGGGTACTATCCAAGCGAGAGTACATTCACCCACTGGTGGCACCTCCAACTCAGGAATTACTCTGAAAATGTTTAAGGACTCTACGGTTGCTGTTGGCCAAAATATTGACGGCACCGCCTTAGGCCCCGTCTACCGCATGACCGACCGTAACTCAGAGGATAACGAGAATACCTACATTTTGTTTCCCGTATGCATCACAATGACTACGTCGAACAGGACTCAGTTTAGCCTCCACGCTGCCGGAAAGTTGATCGTAGATGCTGGGGAGAACTTCTTAGTCCACGGCGCGACGGACAGATCTCTTCTTCACGCAGTCGAAATCGCATAACAGGGAGCACACCAATGGATAGCGAACGTGACATATTGCTGGCACTAGGGAGACTTGAGGGGAAAGTAGAATCCCTATTGCACATGCAGCACAGCCATGCCGAAACTCTGGATAACATGGACGGTCGCATTCGCATTCTTGAGCAGGGAAGAGCAGCCCTTCTGGGAGGGGCTATGGTTGTCGGCTCGGTTGCCGCGACAGTTGTTTCTTGGATCTTTGAATCTTGGTCTTAATTAGGAAAAATCATGTCTATTGAAATTCAGTCTAAAGCGTTTTCTGCGGCTACCGTAGGAAACTTTTCAGTCAAAACCTCGGCAGAGTCCGACGTGCTTGGCTCAGCAACCGCCAGCCTTGCTAGTGTTAATATTGCTGATGAGATTGTCGGTAAAAAAATTGTTGCTGAAATGAACGTTACAGTTGGGTTTTCCGATGTAAATGCCGATCTTGTTATTGAGGGAGCGTTGAGCAACCCCGGAGCCTCGTACTCTTGGGCTACCCTTGCTACTTTGTCTTCGGATACTACCCCTAATGTTACCGGGCCTAAGGTATTTGTTGCTGACCTTACCTCTTATGCTGACATTCCTTATGTTCGATTCCATTTTAATACTGGCGGACTCAGTGTAGGAACCTCAGGCAAGGTCCAGTTTAAGTACGCTGTTAGGGCTTAAGGAGTAATCTCTTGGTTGACATGAAGAAACTTATGGAGACTCTTCACCACAATATTGGTGAGGAACTGCTCCGTCGAATTGAAACTGGAGAGGCCACATCGGCTGACCTCAGTGTTGCTCGCCAGTTCCTAAAGGACAACGGCATCGACGCTTCGGCCAACCAAAGTGAACCCCTTCTTAATCTAGCCAAGGTTCTTCCCTTTGATCCAGAAGAACCCATTGAGGAAGCAGTATGATTTTCCTAAAGAAGACAACGGATATCTCGATTCTCGGGGCTATTATGACTATACTAAGCAAGGCTGCTTGTTTGGTCAAGCCCTTCAAGATCCTCTGGAAAAAGATTAAATGGAAATAGATCCAAGACTTAGAGACTTCCGCAACTTCCTGTATCTTGCGTGGGACCAACTCGGACTTCCAGAGCCGACTACGGTCCAGTATGATATTGCGGACTATGTTCAGAACGGCCCCAAGCGTCGGTGTGTGCAGGCATTCCGTGGGGTCGGCAAGTCATGGATTACGTCGGCCTATGTATGCCATCAGTTGCTACTACAGCCCGACAAAAACATTCTGGTGGTCTCCGCGTCCAAGCAGCGAGCAGATGATTTCTCTACTTTTACTCTTCGATTAATCTCGGAAATGCCCCTGCTCCAACACTTGAGACCCGGAGATCACCAGCGAAATTCAAAGATCGCTTTCGATGTAGGCCCGGCTCCCAACGCCCACGCACCCTCGGTAACATCCAAGGGAATAACGAGTGCAATTACGGGCAGCCGTGCGGACCTGATCGTAGCGGACGATGTGGAAAGTTGGAACAACTCAGCCACGCAGGCAATGAGAGACAAACTCAGCGAGACCATCAAGGAGTTCGATGCTGTCTTGAAGCCCGGAGGCCACGTGCTGTATCTGGGCACCCCCCAGACTGAGCAGTCGATCTACAACGCTCTCCCCCAACGCGGCTACGATATCCGCATTTGGCCTGCTAGGTATCCGAAGGAAAAGCAGAAGATCCTGTACGGAGACAAACTAGCCCCCATTATTGAGGACAATTGGGAAGAGGAGAAGCAGGGGGAGCCGACTGACCCCGGACGGTTTGACGAGTTCGATCTCCTAGAGCGTGAGGCCTCCTATGGCCGGTCAGGCTTTGACCTCCAGTTCATGCTAGACACATCTCTCAGTGATGCTGGGCGGTACCCGCTTAAACTGTCAGACCTCGTAGTTATGAACCTTAATCCGGAGAATGCCCCGGAGAAGGTCGTGTGGGCCGCAGAGCCTAGCCTCGCCCATAAGGAACTACCCAATGTCGGCTTCTCGGGTGACCGCTTCTATCGCCCCATGGCTGTCACTGGTGACTGGGTCTCATACACGGGTAGTGTCCTCGCGGTAGACCCCTCGGGCCGGGGACAGGACGAAACTGCTTACTGTGTTATTAAGATGCTTAATGGCTTCCTGTATGTCACCGACATCGGGGGGATACCCGGGGGCTACAGTCAGGAGACGCTGGAGTCTTTGGCTAAGATTGCTAAGAACCAGAAGGTTAATGCGGTCATTATTGAGAGCAACTTTGGGGATGGCATGTTCACCGAACTGCTTAAACCCATTATGACTAAGGTTTATCCTGTGAGTATGGAAGAGGTTAGACACTCTATTCAGAAAGAGAAACGGATAATCGACACCCTAGAGCCCCTGATGAACCAGCACAAGTTGGTTATTGACGAGTCTCTAGTTGAGAAAGATTATCGGTCTACCCAACACCTTACGCCAGAAAAGGCCCTCCAGTACCAACTCTTCTACCAGATGACTCGTATCACTAGGCAGAAGGGGTCCCTAGCCCACGACGACAGGCTTGATGTCTTGGCTATTGGGGTAAACTATTGGGTAGAGCAGATGGCCCAGAATGCTGACGACAAGATCAAAAGCCGGAAGGACCACCTCATGGATCGAGCCTTAGAGAACTTCATGGAGCATACGGTAGGCAAGAAGCCCCGTGGAAACACATGGATTTAAATAACGATCATGTCATTGAGGCCGCCAAGGAGGTCATCCTTAGTTACTGCGAATATCTGCTGGAACTACGGGACAAGCACTCACTGGCGGAGAATATGAGAGAATTACTATACAGCCTTCCCGAGTCCGTAATCGAGGAAATTCAATTGGCTGAGTTTAAGAAGGGGCCCTAAGGTCTAGGAGGATAATACCATGCCCACCGGCGGAAACCCTACGTCCCCCAAAAGTGACCCCTCTAGGAATACCCTGAGTACCCAGTCTAGGTCAGGACGGGGAAGAAACAATAAAAAGATCAAAGACGAAACCATAGGTCTCCTCTGGGACCTAGAGAATATTCCAACTATTAATCGCAATAAAAAGGATAAATGATATGCCTATGGGAACAAGATACAACCCCACTTACAATAAGGCGGGGACTCAAACCGGATCTGTTGCTGCGGACGAATGGTACGGTAAAAGCCGCCGACGCATGAAAGGCAAATCGGGTAAGACCCTTTCAGACTCCCGTTTACGTCGTGGACCTCAGGGTCGCCGCAACGCCTCTAAGGCTCCGACGCTGATGCAGGCCCTGATGATGGGAGGCGTCCTCTAATGTCCTGTCTTCTTGGTACCTGCCGCCGTCAGGGAGATTGCCAGTGCGTGCTGGTCCGCTGGACGGACATTACCTCCTACGACGGGTCTTGGATGGGGCTAGACGAGGCTAAGGCCCTCAAGCCCGCCCAGATGGAAACCCTTGGCTGGATTATCCGGTCAGAAGAAAATTATATTGTTGTTGTCTCTACCATGGACTCCTCCGAGGATCTGGTGGGCAATGTCAATGCTATCCCACGGAATGCTATCTCAGAGATCATTACGAGGCCCGTAGACGGCCCCTCAGGGGATTTCTGCTTGAATGCGTAAGATTACCCTCTGAAAACCGAAAGTGGCTCAGAGGCGATCCTAGGGCTCCTGAGAGGAAGGACCATTATGGCCCACGAAAAGAGACGGAAGCGTCTAATCAAGAAGCATAGGCTCAAGGGAGTCAATAAGCCCAAGCGGACTCCGGGCCACCCCAAGAAGTCCCACATGGTCTTGGCTCAGGTTGGACATAAACTTAAGATGATTAGATTCGGAGAGCAGGGGGCTAAGACCGCTGGGAAACCTAAGGCCGGTGAGGGAGCCAAGATGAAGGCCAAGCGGAAATCCTTCAAGGCCCGGCACCGCAAGAATATCGCCAAGGGGAAGATGTCTGCTGCCTACTGGGCGGATAAGACTAAATGGTGATGCTCTTCTGGCCCCGTCTCTACATCCTGTTGGAAATCCCCCGTATGGCTCTGTGTGCCCTTGGGGCTTTTTAGAAGAAAAAATCTGAAGTCCTATATATCTCCGTTGGTCGCCCGCTTGCCCCCATGGGGGTCCTTATTGAGATTGCGTCGCAGTCGCAACTAGGGTCTACCCTGGATTTGCCTAGGGGGAGGGGGTAGTTCCACGTGGAACCCTAACGGAACCCTAACGAACACCTATGGCTACGTAACCTCTTGGTATTAAAGGGTTTACGCGTGGCCCTAGGTGTTTTTTTTATAAACCCTTGGTACCAAACGACTTACATTAGTTTAGGACAATATAAAATAGATTTATTGCTGTAAACCCTTGGCACCAAAGGACTTACATCAATCGACATCATATCCACACCGATACCCACTAAAGTATTGACAGACGTCCAGCCGATATATACAGTGGCCAAAGGATGCTAAGGACAT